TAGCACCATTACGCACAGCCCTATAGATCATGTCATAAGGTCTGCCCCGCGAGCGCACAGGACAGGCATGAATTTCCTTTGACATTTGAAGAATATGGTTATTCTGATCTTCAGTTAGTACAAAAGTAATTTTTTCTGGTACTTTACAAATCATTACCGACGCTCGTAGACATAGACGTCAGCGGTTTTTGCAAGAGGCAAAGGAAGCGATTGGTTATACCGCCGATTGCCGAGACGAGGGCCACGACCCTGCAGCTTCACATACTTTTTAGAGCCGGTATACTTGTTCTCAAGACGGATGAGAGTACGAACGAGAGTCAAAAGATCGTCATTAGCTTTACCGTTTTCAAGATCGACAGTCATAACGTAGTTGGTAGTGCGAGTCATGATATTCTCTTTCTGTTGGTTACAGTATAGATATAAACAAAGAGGGGAAGGATGTCAACCCCTCTTTTCACAAATTAAGCTGCGAAGCGCATTTTTGCCATACGCTCGTCGCACTTGTAACGCTTACCGTCAGCAGCATTGATATACACGAAGGGCATCTTGTGGGCACGAGTGTTGTAATCTACGAGCTCGTCACCAAATTTGTTTTTGATCTTCAAACCGAGAGCAGCAGCACGAGACTCAAGGATCACGTTAGTGAGAGTCTTTGCACCGGTAACTTTCGCTTTCACTTTGATCTCGACTTCAGCTTCGCTAAATTTCATATCACCGACATGAAACTCGAGGTTAGCGTCAACACCGTACTTGCTCAGTAGAGCGCTCATTTCAGCGCGAAGGGCAGTCAGGTTCTTACGATCGAATTTTGCGAACTTGGTCATTTTCTTTACCTTCTTTGTTTTGCCTTACTATATGAATATAGTACATCGCTCAGCCAATGTCAACTGGCTGAGCGCACTTTTTTCACATTTTTTCACTTTTTTTGTCGTAAGGTTGTGGCCAAAGATTTGTGGGAGTGTAATCGTCGTTATAAGGTATGGGTTCCAAAGATTGTTTGAAAGATTTTTTGATTTTTCCGGTAGGAGTCCAAATGTCGTGAGGGAATGCGATGACAGGATATTTGTATTTTCTGTCGATAGTATATTCCGCGATGACGATATTTCCGTTAATCTCAGCCGTTTGGGGGTCGATGGATGTGATGTAGTCAAGAATTTGTTGAGATGTGAAAGGGGTTTTGTCAGTGTCGAGTTGGGGGTTGTAGGGGTTGTCAATGAAAAAACGATTGGTAGGAGTGTAGGTATAGGACATGTGATTTCCTTTTCACGTTAGAGTATACCTATAAACTACATCTCCCCAAATGTCAACCCCTAAAATGCATTATTTGTGCAAATTTCCCATGATCGAGTGATTGCCTTCATGAGAAGGCGCAGTCCACCCTTCGGGCTTGATCAGATCGGGTAGACCAAGAGGGTTAGGGCGCGAAGGTTTCACACCAGGTTCCTTGCTCATGTTTGCTGAATGAACTGCATCCCAAGCTTTGTGGGCGTCGATACCAAAAGCATCAAGTGTACCGATAGCTACAACACAAAGATCGATGAGACCATCAACGATCTCTTCTGCGTCATATGTGCCAAAGGCTTTTTCAGTTTCAGTCAACTCTTCTTTGAGAAAGTCAATACGAAACTGCATGAACTTACGAAGAGACTCAATGTCACCTTCAGTAAGCTTTTGTCCTACCCACTTATGCACGCCGAACTTAGCATGCATATCGTTAATATCCTGTACCCAGTTAGTTGACATCTTTTAGCTTCTCCATATCATAAATTCGTTTACGTAGACCAGAACTACTGAAGCGATGGTCTCGCTTGTTAAAGTACAAATCAATGCCGCGGGCCTGACATACGTCTTTACCCGTGAAGTCTTTGTCTTTGTACTCGTCACCAAGTATCCTTACATTTATATCATACATCTGCAGAATGTCAACAAGATCTTGCTCAGTCACATAGCACACAATCTCATCTACATACTTCACTGCAGACAGCTGTACGTATCGTTCCACAAGTGTTTGAACTGGCTTGTTCTTCTCTTTACGATCGATAGAAGGATCTACTTGCAAAGCTGCGATCAGATACGTGCAATGCTCTTTTGCTTCTCGTAGCATTGAAATATGACCAGCATGAAGAAGGTCAAACGTTGATGCAGTAAATCCTACGATCTTTTCAGGTGCTGCCATGTCTCTCTCCAATCTCTTACACTATAAACACTTCCACTTCTTTTGATTAACTTCCACTTCTTTTGATTACTTCAGCTGCAAGAGTGTAATCATTACCGCCAGGCATAATCTTATCACCAAAGAAGTGTAGCCTATCACCTGAAGTGAAGTCACGAATGATCTGTGACTTATCTTCTCCGGCTCTCATAATATCGATACCTGTCTCACCAGCCACCTGAGCAACGTAACCAGGTCTAAAGTAGTTATTGAATGCTTCAGCGATAGTACGACGATCACCGTTCTCTTCATCGTATTTTACATAATCAGCACGTTCGCCTTTCGTGGCTCCGCGTCCTACGATACTAAAGTTGATCAGACCTGGACGTACATCGACATGTTGGCCAGTTCTTATCTTGTAGTTACTTAGGTTAAGCCAAACTGAGAAGAACTTGTTCATGTCGTCAGTAGGTACAAACGAGTTAACTCGAATGTTTTGATCTTGTTCCCATACGTCGTTACCAGAACATTGATACACTCGAGCACAAGCATTCCAAATATCGTGCCCAATTTGTTCAATCGTCTTAGCTTTGTCGCTACCGGTTACGATATAGACTGGATTATCCAAACAAAACTGTAGAAACCAAGTCTTAAAGATAGGATCAATCACATTGCGTGATGGTGTAAGGGTACCATCAACATCAAAAATAAATCTATTCATCGGTCTCCCACCATTTTTGAATCATCTTTGACCGCTCGGTATAAAGCGGCTTAATATATTTTTCATCTACTTTCTCAGATTCGAGAACCATAATACGATCGGCGATTATTTTGAGTTCTTCCTCAAGATGTTTTCTCGACATGCTACCCTCATGCTGCTATCTGGCTAAAGTTCTTTTTCTTTTCAAACTTAATCACATGATCAAACTTGTCGTGAAGAGAGTCACCTTTGTGGCTGATGATGAAAACATTCGAGTCAGCAGTGATCTCGTTAACGATCTTCAGGAACTCGTCGGTACCAGCTTGGTCAAGAGAGCCGTCGAGAACTTCGTCCATAATCAACAGATTTGTAGTCACCGAGTTACGAAGCTTAGATACTGCACGCCATGTAAACATCAAAGCCAAGTCAATACGAAGCTTTTCGCCTTCACTAAAAGAAGCATAAGAGAACTCATCACGGAAACGAGACAAGATCTTCTCGTTAAAGCTTTCATCAAGCTGAAAGTCGACAAAGAACTCCATTGCTGCGAGATATTTATTGATCAGCTTATTCATGATTGGAACATACTGCTTGATGATACGAGTCTTGATACCACCATCTTTCAACATAGACCCAACAACAGCAAGAGTCTCTTTGTCTTCCGAAAGGTCTTTCGCCTTATCCATAAGAATTTTTAGCTCTTCCTTGTATCCAACGATCTTACTCGTATCGATTTCAGCAACGTTCTTTTCTGCTTCATCAAGTTCTTTTTTTAGTCCGACAATCGTTGACTTTGCGATTCGTATGTTTGCAGTATGCTCATTCCTTGCGAGACTGAGTTTATGTATTTCAGTCTCAGTATTAGCAATATTGGACAACCGTTCTTCGACTTTTGCTGCTTTGTCATCAAGAACTAGAATAGCGTTTTCGATCTCAGAAATTTTTGCAGACTTCTCGTTGATGGTCGATGCTTTAAAGTCGTGTTCGATTCCTTGCCGGCAGGTTGGGCAATTGTCATGTGCATGATAGAACTTGACATCTTTATGAAGAGTACCAAGCTTCGTATTCAGATCGCCTCTGAGAGTCTTAAATTGCTGAAGTTTGCTAGATGCTTCAGCTTTATCAGAGATTGTTCCGATGAGAGCGGTTATCTGCTCTTCAAGTTCTTCAGCTCTACTTTCTTCGCCTTCAATAAACTCGATACGTTCTCGCATCTTCTCTTTAATACGAGACACTTCGCTTTCTTTCAGCTTACGAATAGACTCGTTGTGTTCCTTCGCAGAATCGATCTTCGTCTTTACAAGATCAACATCGTATTTGATCTGCACCAGGTCAGCTTTGTTTGTGTTCACCTTTTCTTTAAGAAGGTTATTCATCGTACTAAAGATCTGAATATCAAGAAGATCTTCGATCACCTCACGACGGTGTTGAGCCGGAAGTTGCATGAATGGAACGAACGTAGAACTACCAAGAACAACCACTTGACCAAATGACTTGTAGTTCATCTTGAGAATGCTATCTTCAAGATAAGCTTGATAGTCACGAGCAGAAGCGTCTTGGTTGAGTAACTCGCCGTTCTTCCAGATCTCAAAGAGATTCGGCTTCATACCACGCTTGATAACAAACTCAGCACCGTTCGATTGAAAGTAAACTTCAACTGAAAGATCTCTCTGGTTGATGGAGTTCATGAGCTGCGGTTTGTTAATCTTACGAAACGCTTTACCATACAGCGCAAACGAAATTGCGTCGAGAATGGTCGACTTTCCTGCACCATTCTCGCCGACAATCAAAGTACTTTTGTTACGGTTAAGCTCAATAGTAGTCCAAGCATTACCTGTCGACAGAATGTTTTTATATTTTACTTGGGTAAATGTTAACATTAAAGACTCACTGCTTCCTGGTAAAGATCACGCAAGAACGTATTGATTCGTTCTTTATTTGTTTTGACTTCAAGACTATCTACATATACACGAAGCAGAGACAAAGTATCCTGTGCTTCATCCACAAGTTCACCCTCATCTATGATGTCAAAGTTCAAGTGGTCTTCAACAACTTTGATGTCGGCTGCACCTGCAGACTGCAACTTGTCTATAAACAAGTCGAAGATGTATGGATTGTTCTTCTTCTTAACTATAACCTTAACGTAGGCAGATGTCAACATAGAAACATCAAGAGACTCAATATCTTCTACGGTGAGGTCGGCATCATCGTAATCCAACTTGTGAAAGATAGAGAACGGATTAGCAATGAACTCCATCTCAAGTGTCACAGTGTCGAAGATGTGGAATGCACGCTTGCCTGCATAGTCAGTCCAGGTCATTTCGTATGGAGCACCAAGGTATGTGATGTTCTCATGGCTTGATGGATGATGGTAGTGACCTGAGTAGACTGCAAGGAACTTCTTGAATTCACTGCGTTCTAGGCCGTGATCAGATACTTGACCTTTCATCATCTCGAATCCAGCAAACTCAAAGTGACCCATCACTATTTTTGCTGTCGTTTCCTTAAAAGTTTTGAAAGAAACTTCTGCGTTGCTGGGACAGATCCAAGGCGATAACAGAATATCGCAACTTCCAAGAGTAACAGTAACCGGCTCATGAGTGTAAACATGATAGTTGTCGTACTCCTTGAGTAATAGTTCCATTGTGTTGATCTCGTTCGTATTCTTAAAATAGGTAGTGTGGTTACCTACTACAGAATGAACGGTGATGCCACGCTCCTTGAGTGGAGTAAAGTACATCTGTTTAGCACGGCGAAGCGTAACAAAGTTAACATACTTACGGCGATCGAAGGTATCACCGAGATCTAGAAGAGTATCAATTCCACGTGCTTCAAGCGTAGGAAAGAATACATCACGATAGAACTTTTCATAATAATCAAGGAATAAAACGCTGTCACCTCGAACGCCGAAGTGTTGGTCAGTAATAACCGCTACTTTCATTCTTCACCCATAAACTTCTCAAGGCCTTTTTTCTTTGCTGTAGGCTTCTTTTTGCTTTGAATATTAGCTTCATATTTTTCGACAAAGTCATTCATACGGTCGTTTGTCATCTCACGCATGGAAGCAGCATTGAAGTCGCTATCAACACCACGTTCAAAAGCGGTATCAGAAATGAGGGAGTTTTCCATAACTTTATGGCGAATATAGGTTTGCTTCTTTTCCTTATGAATACGACGGATGAATGCGAACCAAATGACCTGAGTGAAGTATGCAAATGGGTTGCTCGACTTCTCTGGATCAAAGTTGTTAACACACATGATCGCGTTTTCAAGACCATCGGCAATCATGTCGTCACGGTATGTATAGTTAATGAAGTTGGGCTTATATGCTAATCTGTTAGCAATTTGATAGAGGCATTCACCAATGTAGTTTGGAATGCGAGGTGGTTCTTCGCCACTGTCTTCTGCCTCTCGTACTGCCTTCTTGTACTTGATCATGGCTTCAAGGAACTCTGCGTTGTTCACATAGTTCCGCTTTTTTCTCGGTGTAAGGGTCATTCTCCCTCCTTTTCATGTGTTATTGACTAAGTATATCATATCTGTACAAAAATGTCAACAAGTCTTTTTCTTTCAACTTTTTGGTTGACATCTATACAGAAGTGGGTATAATGAATTTATGGTATTGAAATATTAGTTCTTTGTAGCTGTTTTGGATTCTACTAAGGCTGCAAAGAGCTCTTCTAGCTCAGAAGTAAATTCTGAGTCTTCTTCCATTTGTTTGATCTGTGATCTTTCGTGTATACGGTGCATAAATTCTTCGTAATAGTTAACTGCTTTACTGGAAGCTTTGCACGCAAAGATTACAAAGTCTTTGGAGATCATAACGCTATTATCATCAGCAAGTAACAACCAGCTTTTTGCAAAAAGCCCGTGGTGTGGATCAGCTTGTACCGATATTGGTGCATATAACTCTATTTGATTTTCTTTATGATTAACAAAAGATAACAGATCTTCTCCGTTTTTTAACTTGACGTGGTGTAAAACTTGATCTGGCATGTTTATCCTTTCACATCTACATTATAGATCTTAAATTCAAAACCTTCTTCACTATAGATCTTAACTCTTTCCATGAAGTGCTTAACTGCAAAGTTTTGAGTATTCTTCCACTGTAAGTCGTCAACTACATCGTATAGGACTGCCGATGATTTGTCTTTACCCTTACGAAGTACTCGACCGATAGACTGAAGATTTCGGATACGGCCTTTAGAAGGAGAAGCAAAGATAAGGTTGTCCAACTCTGGAATATTTATACCTGTAGAAAATGTACCGTAAGAAGCACAAATGATGTTGCCCTTTGTCTTTCTTACATCATGGCGTATGGTTTCTCGTTCATCAGTTTTCACACCACCGTGAACAAAGTACACACTATGTTCTTCAGACTTATTGAGCATATCAAACAAAGCTTGGCCATGTTTGTCAACGTATTGGAAAAGAATAAGTGTGTTACCGGGAAGGTTCCAAGCTAGATTTCGAATGAACATGTTTCGTGATTGATTTCGAACTATCCAATCGATTTCTTCTTGATATGACTTACCCTTATTCGTTTTCTTAATATCATCTGGGTATTTGAGTACTAATGCTTTAATTTTAAAGCTAGATAGAACATTGTCGTCAATAAGTTTCTTTGTCTTCGTTACGGTAAACACCGTTCCAAACAAACCTTCGAGAACAAGCTTGTGAGTCTGTGTGCCATCAAGAGTACCTGTAAGACCATAACGGTACTTCACATGAGGCATCTTCTCGAGGATAGATGTAAGAGACTTTGCTTTAAAGTTGTGGGCTTCATCACCAAATACTACATCAAACTTCTCAAAGAAAGTTTTAGGCATCTTATATACAGATTGCCAAGTAGTAATAGTAATCTCTGCATCAACGTTCTTTTCCATACCGCCACGGATTTTATGAATATCTAGCTTCTTTCCTTTGTTATACTCAACGAAGTCTGAAGCCATTTGATCTACAAGCGAAGTGGTAGGAACGACAATGAGAATCTTACGGTCAAGCATAAGATGGTGAGCCATAATCAGGTAGATAATGAATGACTTACCAGATGCCGTTGGTGATAAGAACAAGGCGCGGTTTTGACGAATGGCATGTACAATAGCATCGTTCTGGTAATCACGAACTTCGAATGCAGCATCTACTTGCTGCGCTAAGTCATAACCGTAATCATCCGGTACAGCTTCTGTTTCACCGAGCTCTTTTGATACTGTGCATTCATAACCACGCTGATCACAGAATTTTTTGATGTATGGAACCAAGCCTGCATAGATATACCCAGTCATGGTGTTCAACAAACGCACTTTGCCGTCCCAAACTTTATTTCGGACTGCGGGCATAAACTTAGCTCCTGGCACTTCAAAGGTAAAGTGCTCAGACATTTCCATCTTCAACGAAGGTTCTGCTAGAACACGAACAAACACTTCATTCACTTTTTCAACAGTTACTAAATCCATTATGCCCCTGTTCTGAACTTCTCCCAATCTACGATTGTTTTAAGCAGAAAGTTTCTATTACTAATATGTTTAATGATTGATTCGAGATATGCTACAATCTCTTCTTGAAGACCGATCTTCAGCGACAACCTAATAACGTCGGCATCTGCTTCAAGATATGACGGAACATCTGCTCGAAGAATTTTAAGAGGCTGCGGTTTCCAACCGTGCTCCTTTAATTCCTCGTCATCAAGTTCTCCACGGTACCATTCGCCTTTGCGCTTGTAGAGAACTTTGTATTCGGCTTTCAGCTTCTTGAGTTTCAAGCCTTCTTCGACATACCATCTGAAGTATTTATTGTGAAGCTTCGGGATGTCTGTAGTTGACTTAGAGATGTTTGATTGATCAATTTCTCCGTCCTTAGCCCATTCATTGTAAAGTGTTTCAATATCCATCATCATCTCCTTCGCGTTTTCATACTATAGTATCACAGATGAAGGAAAATGTCAACTGCCTATTCGGTTCACGGTATGCCCGTTGTGTTCGAACGTAATGTCACAGGTAACGAAGTTGATACTTGATTGAGTTGTATCAAATCGAATTTCACTGAGCGATACTGGAAATACATCTTTGAGAGTAACTTCTAAAGCAGGATTCTGCCGACTGTTTAGAACAACGAGAGAAGCATCTGAGTACAAACCGTATTCGCTCGCCTTTAAATCTGCAAACTGTGAATAAGATTCATTCTTTGTAAGTGCAACCATCCAGTTATATATTTCATTGTATGATTCCATATATTCATCTACACGTATGGTAATAGAAAATGACTCATGATTGAGTTTATCACCAGCTGATTTAAGAGTTTTAAAAGGAGTTGCAGTTGGAGTGAATCCCATGTTAATACCTGGAATACTTGCTGACTGCACGTAGAACGAAACGTTTGGTAGTCTTTTGACTATGAATCTAAAACCGGTAGGTGAAAGAAAGTTTTGCTGCATGACTTACCTCAGTTGCTAATCATACTATATTTATAGCACCAACGAAAATGGGAGCCCGAAGGCTCCCAGTTCTGGTAGGTTATCCCTACTCTTTTTATTAGAGGATGTTGGTGACGCGAACGCGGCGGTAGTACTTGTTCGAGTTATTGGTAAGACCGGAGTCACCATCGCCGTCAACCCACTTGGTTGAACCCTTTGCGAATGGGTTAGCAACCATGCCGTAGCGGGTTTTGAAGCCGATTTTAGCCTGGAAGCTGTTCTCACCGACTGCACGTACCATCTGTAGTGGAACGTATGGGCAGTAGAACATACCAGCGTCGAAAGGTGAAGAACCTTTGTAGCCGACAACCATGTAGTTTGCGCCAGCATATGGGTCAATGTATACGCGGAAGCGACCATTGAGAACACCTGCGAAGGTGTTGCCGGTGTCGTCTACGTTAAGAGCATTGCTGTTAAGCGCTGGGGTGTAGTCAAGGATACCAGCCATTTGAAGAGCAGATGCAACATCTGACGAGCAGATGATGATGTTACCCTTACCACGACGGGTGTCTTTTGCGAGCTGGTTAGCTTCACGCTCGATCTGGAACATAAGACCCTTGAACTTCTCAACTGACCAACGGCCATTTGCGTCAACGTCAAGGTCGAAGATACCAGCGGTTGCTGTACCAGTTTGTGCACCGGTGACTGCAGTGTTGTAGACTGTGCGAACAACTTCACGGTTGATTTCTGCAAGAAGCTCAGCCTGAAGCATGTTTGCAAGCTCAGTCTCAGCGTCAAGACCGTGAATTGCTTTCAAGTCCTGTGCAAGTTCACTGGTGTATTCTGCTTTAAGCGCACGGCTCTTAGCAGTAACCGAAACCTTCGAAATGTCGAATGACATTTGTGCGAAGTCAGTACCAGCACCATCGCCAAGAGCTTCAGCAGCTGCTGTTGACATACCAGTACCGGTGTTTGCAGTAGCAACGTTACCGGTTGAACCAGCCATTGTGCCGGTGCCTGAGAAGTCAGTGTCAGCTTCGCCGTAGAAAGCTTCTGCGGTTGCAGCAGTGGTGTTTGCGTAGTTTGAACGCATTGCGAAGATCAAGCCGGTTGGGCCAGTCATTGGCTGAACGCCAGCAATATCGTATGCGATCAAGTTAGGCATTGCACGACGAACAAGGCTAATAAGCACTGGATCGTAGTTTGCAGCAACACCGGTGGAATTCACTGGTGCTTCTGTAAGGAAAGAACCAGAACCGTATGTCTGACCTTCCCGGATAGCGACTTCGGTGTTCTCGAGAAGCTGAGCGGTGACAGCTTTACGATGTGCATCCTTGATCGATGGAAGAGCGGTGTGCTCAAGCACTGGGCCCCACTTCTTCAATAGTTCTTCGTTTCTCATTTTTTATGATCTCCTTTGATGGATTTAATCTAGTATATTTATATAAATTAAGATTTACTAAATTTGTTTAGTGATGCGACGTAAGCCGAAACCGAAGGTTCAAGTACAGGAGCTTTTACTTCTTCTACTTCTTCCTCGAGGACTTCTGCTTGATCTTCTGCACGAACAACTTGCTCAGTGAAGTATGACTCTTTGATGGTCTCAAGCTTCTTAGCAAAGTCATCAACTGACTCATAAGAAACGCCTTCTGCAAGAACCTTGAAGCGCTCTGCATCAGTTGCTATCATGCCTTCAGTGAAGTGTGAAAGCGCTGCATTCTTCTGAAGCTCTTCCTTCTCTGCACGCTCTGCAAGAAGCTCTTCGAATAGAGCATTGTACTTAGCAGTCGACTGTGCAACTTCTTCTTCCATTGCAGCAAGTGCTTCGAGCTCTTCGTCTGCAACTTCGATATTGTGATCTTCGACGAGCGACTTAAGACCAGCAATGATCGACTCTGCAACTTCAACTTTGTAGCCAGATTCAAGAGCAACTTCATTCTCTTTCATCCAGTTCTCAACGACGTAGTCAAGGTATGAATCAACTTTGTCGGTAAGATCTTCTACAATCGCTTCAACCTGCTCAGAAAGATCAGCTTCAAACTGCTCTTCAAGCTCTGCGCGAACTGCTTCGACTTTCTCGTGAAGTGCTGCTTCAAATAGAGTAGTTGTCTTATTTTTGAAGTCTTCTGAAAGATCTGCATCACCAAAGATAGCTTCGATCATTTCATGTAGACCAGCATTGTTGCTGCCCTGTGGGGTCTTAACGTGCTTTTCAACGTTGTCTGCTTGCGCAGTCGAGTCAGATTTGAAAGCATCTGCTTTACGCTTTTTTACAGCGCCGCCAGCTGGTGTAACTGGATCGGTTGACATGGAGTCTTCACCAGTTGCTTTTGCTTCTTCTAACCCTTTTTCTAGATTTACATCCATTTAAGGTTCTCCTTTGTGATGATTCAAATAATCAATATTATTTATAATATTTCAAATTTTGTTAATTACATGCTCTTTAAGAACTTTTCGAACATCTTTAAAGCAGCGGCTTCATCGATCTGCTTCGATTTTTTTACTTCTTCTTCAATTTGGTCAAATGTATTTGCCACTGTCCATGAAGAAGCCGCAACGTCGTAGATCCACTCAACACCTTCCATAATGCCTTTTACAAAAGCATCCGGAGCCGAAGGATCTGCGACAATATCGCCTGCCGTAGCAAGCATAAAGTCATTTTGTACTTCCATGATGCCCTTTTCATTTGGCTTCACAGATCCCATTCCACGGGAAGAAATTCCTAATTGAGCACCACTATCGATGAGTCCCTTAACAACATCACCCATAGGAGTTTTAGTAATTTTAGCTCTACCTACAACGTTTGAACCATCAGCTCTTAATTCTGTAAATAGGTGTGAAACTCTGTCGAGGTTAATAGTTGGCCCCTGTGGGTGACCAAGTTCACCAAACGCACGATTCTTTGAAACGTAATTTTCGTTATAACGATTCATTTCACGCATTAAAACATTTGATGGGTAAATACGACCATTACGATTCTTGATATCACCTTGCATGATGATACCTTCGATGTAATAATTCTTTTCACCCTTTTCGGTGGCTTCAGTAATATACTGAACCTCTTCGACGATATCTTTAATAAGTAAGGCCATATTGATCTCCTTTTTCTTTATTTATAAGCCAATGGAGTAGCCCAGACTGTTGTGTTCGCCGAGAGTTTATCCGTACGGAGTTTCTCCATAATTTCAACAAATCCAGCAGGAATTGTGATGGTTCCAATTACGGTATCAGCAGAATCAGAATAGGTAACAAGAGCTTCAGTTGGTGCGTAAACCCGCACCAACGTTGAGTTATGAACGGTATTCGCGGTAGAAATATTTACCTGAGTACCAGTTGGCTTGAGGATAATATCAACCATGCTGCACCGCTTCCTTTGCAAATGCTAGGATTTGATTAAATTCTTTTTTACTAGATGACACTTGATCCTGCATTTTGGATTGATTAGCGCTATTAAGAAGTTTAGACAAGCCATTTAGTGCATCAACATCTTCACGACTAAGAGTTACTGAAGAACCATCTTTGAGCTTCATCGCGCCAATCTTGTAAGCTTCGTCAAGTTCGACTTCTTCCTTAGTAAGCTTATCTGTTGCTCTTGCAATACCTTTCATGCGATTGGTAATGTTACGCTTAGTTTCTGAGGATGATTTCCCCATGGAAGAAGAAGCTTGTGCAGCAGCAACTGCAGCATTTCCAGCCATATTACCTGAAGCTTTCTTCACATAAGAACCAAGAGTTGATTTCTTGAGTTCATCAAGTTCTTCAACTTCTTCGATAATATAGCCTTTTTCTTTTGCAACACTGACACGCAGCGCGCCATTTGCACCATCTTTAAGTTTCGGCGCGTTCTTTGACGGTTTGCTATAACCTACAATTGTATCTTTTTTAGGGCTTGCAAATGACCCAGCATGTTTGATATGTACCCAGTGATCATTAGTCATTGCTTCATCAAGATCTGCTTCTTCTTTAGCAACGAGTTTATCAGTTGCCTTTTTAATACCGC